GCCAACCTTAGCTAGTTCGGAAGCAACAGAAGTGTGGTTGAATTTGTCCTCTTCACTAGACACGTCCATGGCGTTATCATCCCCATAACAAATAAGGGATATACGTTGATCAAAGGGGGGAACTTCCGTACCTTCGTGCATAGCATAGTACGCATAACGCAAGTACAAGGAATTCTCCAAATTATTAATGATAACAGTCAAAGGATGTCCAGACGGGTTGGACCCGAAAACTTGTACCAACACACCATCTAATTCATAAAGCGGGTAACAAATTTCGGTAGCACAACCTCGCATGATAGTAATCTGTCTTTCAGTGTAACCGGCGCGAATTGCAATTTGAATAAGTATTTCAAAGGAAGACAGCATTGCTAGTGGAGTTGCAGCCTTATCAAAGGCTTTGTAATCTCCAGCAATCATTCTCTTACCACCAAAACGCGTCAAATGGCCCTGCAATTCAGACCATTGGCGACTATGTGCATTAATTCCAACAGCACACTCAAATTCTTTCCAATTAGATTGAATCAAGCGAACAATAGGAAGGTAATATTTACGAACAACACAGGTAAAGGCAAATTCACATCCTGCAAAAACACGAATCTTATCCTTAGTGTACTTTGTGGGCTCGTCCTTAAAACTGCCGCGATGGATCACATATACACGTTCTCCATCAGCAAGGACATCTTCCATTCTTATTACTTCAGCCCAATATTGAGGGTCTTCAAAATCGATAGGCTCCGTTACACCAGGAACATCACGCTCCACAGGTCCAAGAAAGTACTTCTTCTTCTTATTTATGGGAAATCCCATGGAAGAATTTAGTTGTACGCGGTCAACCGAGGTCACTCCATCCACACCAGATAAAACATAATCTTTAGGATAAGGATGAACCAACTCCAGCTGTTCGGGGTTAGCGTCAAGGAAAGAATTAATTTTGTTCATAAGATCTTCTCTAGCCTTGGTGAGGATTTCAGGGACGAAATTGCCTTTAGGGTGAGCCATCAAGGTCAAATCGCGAGACCAATGTTTGCCAATATTTCTGGAGCTAGGGGCTCCATGCAAACGCGGCAAATCCATAATCTCAGCAGCTTGTTCTGAAATGGGACTCTTCCTCACTTGCGACTTAAATCGAGTAGTCGCTAATGGGTGAGATCCAAGGACCTCTGCCACTGGTTGTTGACCGTCATCGTCGTCGGCCAACCAATGAACACAGTGGCGGGCTTCAATATCCTCTTTCGGCGTAAAATCGATACCATATTTGGAAGTCAACATATGACCTTCTGAATGGCAAGCCAAAGGGACATTCGCAGTGAGCGTTGAGTAAGCGGTCTCAAACTGCTTCTGCGTCAAAATACCAGCTGCACCAAAGGATTCTCCAGTACGGCCGGCAAGATGGAAGCCTACGATGCAGGCTCGGCGTTGGGTAGCTACGAGAGTACCCATACACAAGCCCGGAAAAGTGGGTCGAGGATAATCATAAGAGAATCCATTAAATGTTGCGGCTTTACTTTCAAAGTGTTTCTTGGACGTAATACGAACTACATCCTCATCTATCGTACCCTCAGGGGTTTTATAAACAAAAGTCGCAAGCAATCTAGAGGTCAACTCAAAATCATCCATCGGTAAAAATCGAGACAAATTAGGGACTGGTCCTCCATTAACAAGACGGACAAGGGCAAAATCGTTATCGAGTCTGATCCAACAAGATGGATCTATAATCTGGGAAAAATTAAGCCCGAGCGTATCTTGGGGAGTTGTCTGTACTTGAATTTTGTATGTTTTTTGATCCAACATGTGGGATGGCAATAGCCAACAATTACCACGCATAGGAACAATATCACATTTGCGACGGATCTGAGCGACCTCGTCTATCAAGTAAGCATGTCCAAGACTCTTACGTAATTTCCGTAGCAAATCAGGGACTGTAGTAGTCTTACTGTGCTCGGATTTTGGAATCTCGACTGGTCTGACCGCTTTCCACGGATTAGGTACATCAGAATCAAGACGAACAGGTGGTTTCTCCTCACTACCTTGCGATAGGAAGGATTCCACACCAACTAATTTCTTGTAAACCTTATATCCAGCGAAAAT